TGAGAGCTGAGACTCTGTTATACCTTGAAGCTGCATGTTATAGGAAAACTCTTGTTGCATTAGTTGCGCTTTTAATTGAGCTTCCATTTTGTTTTTTTCCATTTCCATCTGCATCTCTCCTTGCTTGTACTTTAACTTTGCCTCTGTTTCTAAATTAATTGTCTGCATTGCTAATTGCCCTGCCATTTCTTGAGACTTTAATTGTTGCTGCGATACCATGGCTTGTTTCTGCATTTCTTTCTGGTCATCTTTTTCTTCTTTCGCAGTTCTTTTTACTTTTAGAAGTTGATTGGCAAGTTTAAGATTTTTTATTTCTCTAATATCTATTGCGTCTTCTAAATTTATATCTCCTTTAGATAAAGCCATTTGAATGTTTTGCTCTAACATTGCTTTTTGTTCTTCATCTGGAGATAGCTCTATAAAGACACCAAAGTCATAGATATACAAGTCGGATATTTCTCCTAGAATACTTACATTATACTTTCCTATTTTGTTTATAAAGTCTTCTTTAAAGTCTGCGTACTCTAAAATATCAGCTACCCTATATGTTAGCGCTTCGGCTAACGTACGATATATGTAAAGACCTCCGTCTAATATATGGCGGGTAGCTGTATTAGAGCTTAAGGCTGCTAGTTTTTGAACTCCAACCAAAGCATCAGAGTTTGGCGATGATCCATCACGAGCTTCATTTAACCCTGTTACTGACCGTATCATGTCTAAGTAATGATTGTAGTTGGAAATTAACATTTGTGTTTTAGAGGCTCCAGAGTTTGAGGTCAGTTCTTTTATAGGGACCTTACCTTGATTGTATTCTCCTTCTTGAGTATAACTTCTTCCAATTACACTACCTGTTTGAAAATACAAACGCAGCGCATCCTCTGGGTTATAAGCTTCTCCCGTACCGAGGTCTACTTCATTTAATCCATCTGCATCAATGTATACTCCATCAGGAACAACCCTTGCAATTACTTGCTGTAACTTTAAGTGAGTCATCTGAATAAGATCAGCAAAAGGTATCATTCGTCTAACTAAAGATTCAATTACTCCTTTGTACATCCTTGGAGCAACAGCCACATAATTAGGTATTGCATGCTGAGAAGCAGACTTAGGTCTAACCATGTTTTCTGCCAACTCCCACTTTAAAATTATATCGGTTCCCATAACCATTACTCCATCATACCAGACATCTATTGTTTTTTCTATTTTTTCAAACTTTCCTTCTTCAAGCATTTCTTCTGGAGGATTAAAAGAATCGTCTTTTTCAATCATCTTTGTTGCTCCTGTATCAGAAATTTTCTTTTTATATACTATTTTTTTTGTTGTCTTATAATTGAAATACATTAAAGTGCATGTATCTCTATAAAAAATATCATTTTCATAATACTGAGCTGTATTATAATAATCATACCAGCTCTGACTATACTTAGAAATCTTTTCCATGTCTTCTTTTGAAAGAGTGGTATCAATCTTTACCAATTCAGTCATGGCTACTGTTTTAATCTCTCCCCAATAAAAACAATCTTTAAAATGAGGATCTTCAGTATAACTGTATACCACGTTAGCAGGATCAACATATGAAACTTTTACTCCTGCTCCTGGAAGGAACTCATGTTTCGACATACCTACACCAATCACCATTTGATCATAATCTATTCTCTTGCGAATATCTTCATAATGGTTTTCAGCAAACATAGTGTCTATTGCTTCTTCTTCAGCTATTTCTATAGCGGGCTTGTAATTAAGATTCATGTACAAGCTTAACTCTTCGTCCGATGAAGGCAAATCATCAGGATTCATAGTAAAAGGATCTACACCCGTTGCTTCTTGTAAAGTTATCAAGGGGTCTTTTGCTGCCATCTGACCTTCTATCATTTCTTGATACTTACTTCTTTTTGCCTGAGACAATGCGTCTTGAGCGTATGCTTTTACTTTAAATATTCTTTCCGCCATTCCGTTAACAACAACGTCAACAAATTTTGGAAGGATAGGAACGGGAGTCCAGTCTAAGTTTAAATAAGATAAATCTCCATCTACAGCTAATTCGTTTTTGTATTTAGCTACAGACTGCTCTCCTCTAGCATAAAGTCGCAATCTGTTAAAGTCTCTCCACTGACTATAGTATCTACAGCCACCTGAATCTTTCCTAAACCATTCGTATTGAATTGCCTGTCCTATCTGTAGCCCAAATTCTTCAGTTTTTTTTTCTGCGTCTGACGCAAACTGACTGGGAAATCCTACAGAGGAAATATTTATTTTAACTTCTTTCATTTAATTAATTCGCTATAATTTCCACTATTAGTATATCTAGCAAAGTTAAGACTTATTTTCGACTGTTTTTGCTCAGGTAAATATAAGGATTTTTGATTTGCCATTATTGCTAGGCCCGAACTGATACTAGCATCATATTGTGTTCTACTCGTAATATCAAACCTAGACCAATCTTCTAATGTTCTAACAAAATACATACTACCCATTCCCTTGCTTTCTTCCCCCACACTATCTAAGTCTATGCCAATGTGTTTTTCTATATAAGATTCTATAGCTGCCGCGTGTGATTGCTTTACATCTTCAGAAGTATTAGGTATACCTCCTAATTCTTTTTCTGTTTTAGATAGCTTATTAAAATGCTTGTCCGGTCTGTTCATGCAAAACCCTCTGTACCCTCTGTTTTTAAAATGGTAAAGAAGCCTTGGCTTATTGTTCTCAATAAGAATGGGCATACTAAAAAATATACATGCCATAAGAACCTCTTCAAAAAACATCTCTGCAGTTTCTGGTCGAGCAACATACTCTAGAAAAAACTCATTACTTGGAGCCTCTTCCATACTATATTTTGTTAATCCATGTAACGCACCATTAGATCCTCTTCCTCCTACGGTTCCTGATATATCATATGAGTCACATCCAAATGCTCCAATGTGCTCATTAAGTGGATACTTAGTTCCGTTTTTAACACTATGTATATTCGTAAGGTTTTTATTGGGCATCCATGAAACCTTAAATCTTCCCTTGTTGCTTGGTGTAAATATTACTTCGGAGTCTTTTACACCATTTTTCCAATAAAATTTACCTTGAGTTACATGATGCTCCAATATCAAAGAATCATTATAATCTATCTGTTGATATATTTTAGTTAAGTTAAATAAAGATGATTTACTTTCATCTCTAAAAGCATGAGACTCTGTTCTTGGAAACTGTCTATAAAATTCATTTAATGCATCGGCATCGTTTTTTAAAGACTCCACTTCGGCCTCCCAATAGTCTATCGCACCATTTGATATCATCTCATCATCGACTCCTAGCATATTTTTCTCTGGCGCATGAAATACAGGCCATCCATGTTTATCAATAAACCCTTCCATGTTCCATTCCATCGGAATAAACAAAGAATACATTCCACTTTTAGTCTGGCCATTAGCGTTTCGTGTTGAAATATCTGAGTCTTCAAATAACTTTTTAAAGTTAGACCCTCCTTTACTTAATGCATTTGAAGTAGACCCCATCATGCACTTGCCTATAATTTTACTCCCTAACCTTAAACAGGTCTTAGTTACCCTCCAATTATTTAATATATTGTTAGGCTTTATCCACTTACCACTTTCATCGTGAACTAATAGCAATAACTTTTCACCATCATAGGAGTTTTCGTCTGTGTTCTTCCAATCTATTGTAGTGTCTAAGCCATATAGTTCGTCAGCAACTGTATCATACATGTTTTTTTTGGTAATCTTAGACGCTGGTATTCTAAAAGCTAATTCTGTTTTAGGTTTATCCATACCATCTTGTATGGGTTTAAAAAAGAAAGGAAGTCTATTGGCGATAGGAACAACCTTATCGGTAAACATTTTCTTAGCATCTGATCCAGTCTTCGAAAGTATTCCAACCCTTGCGTCTTTTGCTAGAGTTCCTGTGTTTACACACTCTGAGGAGCCCATAAAAGAAAAACCTGACCTTCTTATCTTAAGATAGTCTAATCCGAAACACCTCTTGTCTGCCTTGCATGCTTCCCAGTAAATAAAGAATATTCGATTGGCTTCTCTAAAATCTGGATATCCAACATCAATACTAGTCCATTGAAGATACATATAATGTGATCCCGTTATATATGTAGGTATTCCTTTATTATAAAACCAATGCCCTAACTCTCTCCTATCAAACTCACTTTCTATATAATCAACCCATTTATTTTTAAACCCCACCGGCATATCGTTCCACTGAAAGATCGATACCATTCTAGATAATTCTTTAGGAAGGTTTTCTCTAGACCAATATTGACTAGAAGGCTCACAATCTTCCTTGGCTATATTTTCTGGCGTATTCGGTAATCCAATATTAAGACCATTTATATTTATGATTTCATTAATTATTCCTGTTTTAGAAATTACAATAAAATCAAATCTTTCGTTGTATCCATACAACCAGGTTTTGCCTCTGTTTTTTTGAGTCATTACCTTTTGAGGAATAAAATCCTTTAAAGAATAATATAATTTATTTTGATCTTCTTTCAGCAAATCCTTGTTTTGTTTGAGTTGGCACATTATTAACAGAAGCATCTATGTTTTCCTGCTCTTGATCTATTTTACTTAGTATGTCAAAGGCATCAAATATGGCTAGCTTTTTTGTAGCTGCTGCATTTTTTAATTTATCCGCTGCTATATCATCTTCGGGATCAGGTTTTATTATATCCTCCTTAGCAACTTTTATAAGCTGCTCGACTGCCCTACGACCTGCCTCTATAATCTGTACTTTTAATAACTCTGAACTCATGTTATTTTTTTTAAAAACATTACTTGTACTAACCTTGAATTATCACCCTCTCCAAAATTATTAAAAATATTTCTTGAATGAGGAATATAAGAATCAAAAACCACTAGACGATTGTATTTAGCAAAAAAAATACACATGGGATTGTCATAATCGTACAGCGTAGTTCCCGCACCTTTTGGATTAATTTTATTTAAGTACAACAAAACAGTTTTATCTCCCATCATTTCATCACTATGAATGTAGTTCGGCTCTGCCTGTCCTTCGGGAGATTGTCTCACAAAATTATATACCACTTTGTACCCCGGATATGTTTTTTCTATTTTTTGCTGTAACTCATCATCTTTTCTTATTTGTATTCCTTTAAAAACTTTTTCTCCGTCCGGAACATCTATAAAATCTCCACTTAATATTTCCTTAACATAACTGTCCGGGTCGGATATAGCATTATCTAGTATTAAATTTGTCATAACAATAAAGATATTTGATGATCAAACATTCTATATAATTTCTTTCCGTTGACTTCAAACTCATATTCGCTGTCCGGTTTAAAACTTACTTTGCTACCTGGCATTACGCCTCTAGACATTAAATACTCGTTCGGATACTTCATCTTTCCCATTAGCGGCTCTTCTTTAAACCTCTTAAACAAAAAAGACTCTTCTTTATCTATAGGCTCTACAAAACAATACCTATTATGACTATGCCATTCGCCTTTTTGTTTGTACATATAGAACTGATCATTATCAACCAAAAACAAATCATCTTTTAAATAACTTTTTCCACTACGCCTTCTTCCTCTCATATCAAAATAGAACTTAAAAACATTATGATGAACAATTAATAAGTTTCCTTTTTTTATAGGACCTTTGTAGTTTAAGGGAGTGGCTATAACTTTAGCAATCCTATTAGATGCTTTATGATTTTCTTCAGAAGAGCTTGTTATAAAATCCAATCCCGATATGTTTTTTGTGTTTTTATAGCGACCTCCTTCGAAAGGTTCAACTATGAAATCTTTAGGTGAGTTCATTAGAAGTTTATATTATATTCAATTGACACTGGAATATTCGACTTAAACTCTTTCCATAGAACAACCTCTTTGTCTCTTTCTATCCAAATTTTAAAAGAGTCATTAATAGTGTCGTGCTGTAGTAAATGAATTTTGTAACTGCCTCCCAACACCTCTTGTCCTGTTAGGTAATGCATAGCCCCTGATTTATAGTCGGGACCTACAGATATTTTTCTTATATCCATTTGATTTGATTTGATTAAAGGATAAAGATACAAATAATTTAAAGGCAGCTACACGAATGATTATTCGCTAGTTCCTTTGCCGTTCATCAAGTTTGTTTTTTGCTTACTTCCTACTGAAGATCCAAAGTAATATCCAATGACTTGTGTAAATGCAGCGACTACCGCACCAAAGGCCATGTCAAATAATCGCTGTGACTCTTCCGGTATCTGCCAAAGCCCTATGGCTCCAGCTATAACACCTACAAAACACAATGTTATTCCCCATCCTACTGTTTTAAATAGTATGTCTTCTGATCC